GGTTGGCGATGATATAGTACCTCCGCCTTTTCCAGTCCCTCTTCCTTTTGCCATCCAACCGTTGGGGTTAATTCCTTTTGGAGCTCCAACCATGTCTTTAGTGTGTGCGACTGAACGCCCACCAACATAAGCAACACCACTATTTCGCAACTGGCCAGTATTCCAAGGTGGTCTCGGAACCACGTTAAGAGTGAAGTCCAAGCATCTTCTTGCAATGTCGTCTGGAGCACGTTCCATCCTCCTTTGAAGCACCTCTATGTTGGCAATTACTGCGGCAAACTCATTCTTAGCCATAAGTCAATTCCCAATGAGAGAATACTCCGTCAATCCCCTCAGCACAATGAGCTGATTTGATTATATAGTTTTCGTTGTTTATTATAAGTCTGTCACCAGTATCAAACGCCAGCGAGTTCGTAGTTGTATAAATAACACCTTTACCTATTTCAATTACTTGATTATCATTGTACCCTAGTCTTGTGCGTTTCTCTATGAAGCAATTAAATGGGATCTCTGCAGATGCCGTAATTGTTCCGTAAGCGTCTTTAGACTGGGTAAACCAGATTACTGTATGTGGTTCGGTAAGAAGCATTATATTCCATCCCTAGTAAAGAAAGGATCAGGTTCTTGGATACCATCACTAAGAGAGACACCAGACTGTGAGTCAAAGCCTCGTATCAGTGCTCGTATTTCAGATGGGTCTATTGATTCCCAAATATTCCCAATCCTGATCCTTGTTCTACCACGATACTTACGCAACACCATACGAAGGACGAAAGAGCAAACTGAATACAAGCCATTAGCACCTGTCATATCAATCGCATACTCTATATCATCATCCGTGATAATAGTGGCAGGGATTTGTGTTTCACTACGAACTTCGCTGACGTTGATACTCATGAGTTAACTCCTAGTTAAGTTGCAACAGGAGAAGAGAAGAAGTAACCAAGGTCAGAAGCGACTTTCTTCATATCGTGATAATGATGAGCCTCAACACGATAAGCCATTTCTTTTTCTAACCAGAAACGACGGACGCCAAAACCTTGATCGCCATAACCAGTCCAAGTAAAGTTGTAACCAGCACTTGGATCTTCCAGACTTGGGCCGGAAGGAGCATAGAACAGAAGAGCAACATCAGCCATTACGAAAGCTTGAGCAGCAGTTGCACCATACTTAGCAGAGTCATAAACAGTGTTACAAACAACAACACGGTCAATGTTAAACAGCCGAGCCAGGATGCCTTCAGTTACATTAGCAGAGGAAGTGTACTTCAGTCGATCAGTAATCTGCTCACAGAATGTAAGAGCATCAAAAGCTGTCCGAGAAAGAAGGAGAGTGTTAGGATCGAAGCCAGTGCTTTTCTTAACAGTAGAACGAGCAATAGAAATGTCATTCAATGGAATTGCAGTAGCAGGAGTTCCCCAACCTACTGAAGGGTTACCATCAGTACCCCAAACGCTGGTAGTCATGAAGTTATTAGAAAAATCAACTTCGTCCTTGATAGCGATCTTGAGAATAACACGACGAGTTGCTGCTTTCTCAGGATTGAGAGGAGTAGGATCGTTCTCGATATTCTCGAAAGGTACATCTTCGTGAAACGAAACGTCTTCACAAGTGTAAGAATCGGTACCACGTGCGTGCGTACCACCTTTAGACTCAGTACCAGGCACACGAACTTCTGCCTCGTTCTTCATCCAGTATTCCTTGGCGTAAGTCGGAAAAGTCGCAGACAACTTATTTACAGGACACATCGGAAAGATGTTACCTGCGACAAAGCTGCTCGGATCCTGAATGTATTTCAGTCCGACTTTCGTCAGGGTTGAATTAAGTGCTGTTTGAAGTGCCATCTTATGTTACCTCCCTTAGAGAATCTTGACATTAAAGAGAATGTCTTCCGCTGCAGCACCTTCAAGAGCAACTGCCATCGTTAGACCATTATCGGTTGCATCGCCAGTAACGACAGCAAGTTTGCCGTCTGCGTCAGATTTAAGACGATCACCAATGGTGATTACTCCAGCAGCAATGCCCAATGCAGTACCACTAATCTGAACTGGCCCTTTAGTTACGCCAGCGGCAGTAGAGTCAGCCATAAGACCAACTGCACGCAGAGATGCGCTCTTGGTTCCTGCCCCGCTAACAGCCGTGCAAAAAGCTGCAGATTCGGGGACTGTCATAGTAATAAGTACCTTTCCTTGGTCGCTCATTATTCAGTACCTCCTTCGTTGTAAGAACTTGCTAGCACAGGGAATTCCTTAGCTGCAACATTAATTGCTTCTTCGATATCAATCTTGTCACGTTTTGCAACCATGACACAAGCTGCATCAAAATCTTTTGGAACCTCCGTGTCAGGAGATTCTGAAGTTGCGTTTTCTGTTTCTACAAACAGCTCGCCAGACACTTCAGTTATCTTGGCTTGGAGGGAGGCGATACGATCAGTGATTACCTGGAAATCTTCAGGATCAAGATCCATACCAACCTTGAAAAGCCCGTCAGTAGCTTCAATGTTCAGCTCTGCGAGCGTGTCTTTAACTCTGGCCTCTTTTTGCTCAAGCGCAACTTTCTCACGCTCTGCTTCGAGTGCCGCCTCTGCTACAGTTTTGTCTTCGGTCAAGGCTTGTACTTGTGTTTGAAGCCCTTCAATCAACTCACGAAACTCAGCGGGGATTTCCATCACCGGTGTACTAGCCTGTGAGTAGGCTTCAACTACTTGCTGAGGGAGTTCAGCAGCGTTAGCCGTGACCAAGTGAGCAAGCAAGTTCGTAGCTCCGAACTCTTTTACCGCTTCTTGAATAGTCACTTTGTTACCTCCTTGTGCGGATAGTTTAATTGCGTCCTCAAGGTTGCCGATTAGGTCAACAAGACCTACCTCTCTGGACTGTGCGCCGATAAACACACGACCTTCTGCCATTTTTTCAAGAACAGTTTTAGTATCTACACCACGCTGGCCAGCAACGGCATCTACAAACATGGTATAGTAGTAATCAACTGAGTCCTGAAGGTATTTCTCACTCGTCTCACTCAACGGTTCATAGGGCGATCCAAGTGCTTTGTACTTTCCTGCATATATGTGGGTAGTTTTAACACCCATCATTTTTTCACGAGCCGAGAAGTCCTTATGTGAAATGATAACACCAATACTACCTACTTGGGCAGTATCAAATGCGACAATTTTGCTTGCCGCCGAACCGATCCAATAAGCAGCCGAACACATTTGTCCGTTGGCGTATGCTACAATTGGTTTTTCTTCTTTAGCCTTAGCTATAAAGTCTGCAAGTTCTTTCGTACCGTCAACCGTACCTCCAGGCGAGTCAACATCTAGTACAATAGAAGTAATAGAATTATCATTAAGAGCATCCTGTATTTGTGCTTGCCAAGTCTGTGTAGTAGTTCCTCCAGATATTGCATCCAACCCGTACAATTTTTTGGCCACTGTTCCGTGGATAGGGATAACAGCAACATTAGGATAGCCAATATGACCAATGCTTTTTGCTGTGGAATCAGATGCAAGTTTTACCTCCACACCATCCATATGATTAACTACAATCTCTTGGATGGTACTAAGAGCTTCAGGAGTAATAGCCCAAGCCTTACTGTTAAGGAAGTTTACAATAGCACGATCCTTGCTAGTGTCTTCCACTAGTTCAAAAGTTGTGGCAGCGTTATTCTTCATGGTAACTTACTCCTGGTTTAATTGGATCATCTTTAGTATCAAAGATAATATCACAAACTACTCTTGGTAAATTGTATGGAAAAGAATCAACAAAACAAATACTATTCTCTTCCTCAAATAAGTTAGGTTGAACCTCAACTATCCTCTTCTTTAGTAGGTTTTGGAGCATTATCAGTATCCTCCTCGTTCTTCTGTTCCTTGTCCACTCCAATTTTGTCGTTTACTCCCTGCACAACACGTGTAGTAGCTACGTCTCTTTCTGGCAGAGAAGCAACTTTACGAACGTGCTCTTCAAGTTTATCATCAGGAGTTATTACGTTGAATTTGAAAAGACGACCAAGGAATGAGGCAAGATCATTTAGATTAAGTTTATTAGCACCAACTGGCTCTACAGAAGCAATCTCAGGATAATCATTTAGAAGACTTATAGCTCTTGCACCTATGAATTGCGTATTGATAACATTTGCTACCATTATTGCAAATCCCTCAACAGCTTTGTAAAAAAGATCACTTTGTACTGATGCTAATGCAAAACTACCACTATCACTATTAACACCTAAGATAAGAAATTGTGCAAGCATCGACATTGCTATCTTACCATCATAGCGAGAGATTACTGAGCCTGTGTCAAACTGCCGCTGACCGGGACTGCCCTGCAGTTGGAACGTCCAGCCTGGTTGCAGAACTAGCCCCTCCTGTTCATTACGCTTGATTTGCCTGACGATCTGCCATGCCCACAAACCAAGTGCGTTAAGAGTACCATCTGTGTTTAACAAGATAGCATCTTCTGCTGGAGTAAGAACTGGAAGCCCAGTTAGATCTCTTTCAACACCGATTGCTTCTATCTTTTCAAAATTAGTTTTATAATACCAAGATCTATATGCGTTGCGTAGGATACTTCTACCTTCAGGTCTATTGATTGTCTTATTAGTAGTAAAGTGCAAGCATTTGTTCATCTTGATTGTAGCAAGTTTACCGAGGGTAGGATTTTGCTGATCTATAGAAAGGACGTTACCATGAGGATCTCTGTTCCACTTAACTATTGTATCTTGTGGGCGAGAATACATATTTTTCCATGTAATAAGCCCATCTTCCTCTTCTTGCAAAACAACCTCAAAGACTGAATGACCGTAGACAAGAAAAAGAACTATTTCTTCTATCATCTCTTTCCAGTTTACATTTTCAAGACTCTTCTCTAAAGCACCTTTAGGATCATTTTTACACTTCCACTCAACAGCTTGGAAGGTCTTAGTGATCGCAAGCATGATGCTACCGACGATAGGATCATCGTAGTACATCTTCTTAAATTGACCAATGTATAGATCGTTAGCTAAACTAGGCTCGATCTCATCATCAATATAAGAACCAAAGTTACCTTTGACGCTCATGTAAGGAATTGCTTTATTTTGTTTTTCAGAAGATTTGTTTATAGGCTTGACATTAGATTTTGGCAAAGGTCGACTCCCTTACTAGGTTGCTGTTCATCATATAAAATGCTGAAGACCCTGCATTATAATCTTGCTGGCCAACATTAAAGTGTCTGAAAGTAGAAACCATGAGACTATCAATATAGTCAGTAGAGAATCCTAAGCGATTCCTCATTTCACGCTTATCTACAATCTGAGCAGGAACTTTATCTTGTATAAGTGCTAGTTCGCCAAACTCTTGAACATAACGATCTTCATCAGGTAATGCCATGTATTGAAAATCATCTCTTAGTCCACAATAAAGTTCAGCTCTAAGATTACGGTATGCTTGTGGGTCATTAGCTCTTGCACTAGTTACAACTTTATATACTCGTAATCCATTTACTCTACGAAGATTATCATACACTCCTATCCCCATCCCCTGATAGTCGGTATATATCTCTTCTATATTCTTTTCCTTGTACAGTCTTTCAACTTTACCTATAAGATCAAAAGTATCCGTGTGTTTTATTCTTATCGGTTTAAATATATACCATCCTTTGCGAATAGTCAAAACGGAATAGTCATTCTTGCCAGCCGCTGGGTCAAGCCCTGCTACTAATGGAGCTTGAATCATAGAAGGATCAGCGTCTTTCCATCTTGCGAACGATTCATAAAGTTCTTCAGTTGTAACAAGAAGTTCATTACCACCCCTTGGAAACTCTCCCATAACTTTAGTAAGAAAAAAGTCACTATCTTCGCCATGAAGATTCCTCATACGATCAATCCATTCCATCTGGACGAATGGTGATCTCAATGAGGAGAATGTTATGTTAGCCCATTGTGATTTATTCTTATTATGAGTATCAAAAAAGAAACCGAGATTTCTAGTAGGGTTACTAGCAAGAACACACCAGACATTTTGCTGGATCATTGAACCTTCTAAACCTTTAAATACAGGGTCTGGTACACCACTAGCCTCGTCTACTATAAATAGCAAATAAGGAGCGTGAAAGCCAGCCAACACATCGCCTAATTTGTCTTTGGAGTCCCTTGGGATTGTTCGAGCTGCAATGTACCAGTCCCTGTATCCTTCTATGTATATTTTACCTTGTATTTGATTTATAGAGTCTCTAATTTTATCGTACTTGATTCGACGTGACCACGCTTGCATTTCAGCCATCAGCAAGTCATCTAACTGGTGACCTGTAGGTGCGGTACAAACTGTTTTACTCTCTGGGAAACACGTTAAAAAGTGAAGTGCTTTAGTAGCTAGATAGCAAGTCTTACCAGTTGTTGTTCCAGATTTTATACTTATGAAATGGTCTAAAACAAATTTTTGATCTGCGATCTCTTGGTCAGGCGTAACCTGCATACCAAGCATTTCTTTGCACCAAAGAGGATAGTCATTTTGATATCGCTCAACGTACACACCACTGTCAGATAAATTCATACATCCTCTATAGCACGGCCTAAAGGCCGAAGGTCAAAAGCGGCAGGAGAGAAGAACACCAGGCAGGCCAGGCAGAGAACCAGGCAGGTTCAGCAGGGTAGTAGTGGCGGTCATTCTCCACTCTTCTTCTGCTTGAATACCATGAAGGCGATTGCTCCAAGTCCTGAAATAATCAACAAACCAAGAGTGGCAAAATTACCGTAAAACTTTTCCTGGTTATTCTTAATCCATTCAAGTTCTGTTTCCAATCTGATTATACGTTCGCAAAGTCCAAAGATTTCTGGAGTCATCACGTATCTACCTGTTCGTTGTTGTATAACCGATGCACAACAGAATAAAGCTAGAATTATGCGACATCAATTATTCTTTCGCCAGCAACCGGCTCGTTCACATCATTAGGATCATTAGTAAGAGAACGTGGCTTGTGTACTTTTGAGTCAGCCCCACCAACCACAACTTCTCTCCTTTGGTTCATTAACCACGCTCCGAACTTCTCGACAGCACCAGTCTCTTCACTCTGCGCCCTAGAGTTTATAGCTCCGAAACTTTTAAGGATAGTTGTACTGGCTCCGAGATCCCCACCTTCGATTGCAGTCACCATGTTTTCAGCGGCACGCTCTACTGCACCGAGAAGAGTCTCTTTAGCTCTCTGCACAATCTCTGTATGTTGTTCATCAATGTAATTCATAACTTTAGGATCTTTGGCCGTAATGCCGACAGATATTCCTTCTCCTATTGTTGGTTCCCTGCCGTGAAGAATCTTTGCTATCTTCACATTAGTCATTCCCATGCTCTTGAGATCACCTACTATCTTATCTCTTGGAGATAGGAATTTCTTCTTCCCCAGCCTCGCAGTACCTACACCCTCAATATATCCTATGCCACCGTTACCGTAGGTACGGAGAACTTCACATTCTTCACCTTGGACAGTGACTTTCCTGTTTTCTGCCATTTGGTAACTCCTTTCTTCTCGTCTTTCCGTATATCCAGCATGATGCTCATAGCAGTCTCCTAAGTAAGGTATTCAAATTTATCTCTTATCTTTTCTTCAATGCTTTTAGACCTTTTCCCAACATCAAAAAAGTGTGATATATCTTTTTGGTACACTTGTGCTAGTTTATAAATCATATAAACAGATGGTATAGTCTTTTTATGTTCTATAGCGTGCAACGTACCTACTGATATATTTGACAACTCACTTAATTCAGGAAAAGTTAATTTTGCTTCTTGCCTGCATACAAATAGCTGATTAGCAAGTATGTCTTGAAACTCTTCTTTATTCATATATAACTCCTAACTCATCACATACTTTTTTGTATCCTAGAGTTGTCATTGCATATTCCCATAACTTTGGGTGTGTAGTCTTTAGTTTTTTAAATCTAGGTTCTTCTTCAAGATCAACTCCAAACATACAATATACACATCCTGTTCTTGTGTATCCCATGCTGTAAACTGGTGAAAGCTCAATGTTGTTTTCATCTACATACTTTGTAACATCATTATCACTCCATAGAGCCATAGGCCAGGAACGACTTTCTATATTACAACCTGTGGCTACATATGTGTTAAATCTTATTCTACCCTCCATTGCCCTACATCCAACAAATGGAAATTTACCAGTAATTTTATTTATTCTATTACTTATTTCCATTTTCAGATAATTGCAACATTTGTCTGAGAACTTCTGATTTGACAATAATAAGTGCTTATATTTCTCTGGTATTTTACTTAGTGCGCTTTCAAAGGCTTTTCTATTTTTTGTTGTTCTGGCCTTGTGCAACATACCAGCAATTGGTTTAGATGGATATGGTATCCCGTGCTCTTCTATAATGGCTTTAAATGTTTTCTTTGGTCTAAAACTTATAGTCTTTGGAGTTCTATTCACGAACTCAACTGTCTCTGGAAATTCTACTCCTGTGTTAAAGAATACTCCAGGAACATCAGGATATAACCTCCTAACTAGGTGTAATAAGACTGTGCTATCTTTTCCTCCAGAGAAACTGACAAAGACTTCTCCCTTGTTATAATCGTAAAATTCTTTTATCCTCTCTAATGACCAAAGAACTTTTGTCTCAAGACTTGTTTCGGATATAAACTCTTTTGTTTCAGAATGATTCATGTTTTCTGCTTTCAAAGTTTTATTACCTTCCCTTGTACCCTACTCTCTTTGCTATTTTGGCGCAACGGGAATTTTATTTGCTGTTTGAGACTCGTGAGAATTTCTCGTACAACTAAATAAGTGCTATTACAATCTCATTTTTATAATATTTCTCAGATTGCTATTGCGCTCTTTGATATCGCTCCTGTTAGAGGGTGGTAAGCGTTTAGTGGAAAATCGGTCTGCTTACCTACAGTGGTTCAGTTTGAACTCTCATTAGAACCTTTTAATGAACCTTCTTTAATTAAAATCCTCTAATAATAGATCCGATAGCACTTATCCACAGGTTGTCCACAGATCGGCCT